CAGAGATATTCGAACGCTCAAAGAAACGCGCATATACATTCCGCAAGGGGACGATCGAGAATTGGAAAGAGGAATTCAGCCCCGTGCAAAAGAGGGACGCGCTGGACAATTTCGGCGGCATCATCGAGAAATGGAGCGGCAATGTTTAGATTGAATGGGCTGTATCCGAACCAGACGGCGTGGATCGTTGGCAAGGGTCCTTCGCTGGGCAATTTGCGCGCCGAGCATATCGGCGAGGGAATTGTCATTGCCTTGAACCAGGCTGTGGCTGTTGTGGAACGGCTTGGCATTCCGAACACGATCTATTCATTCCAAAAGGACGGGTGCGGGAAACGTGCTCCGCACAATGAATGTCAATTTCAAAACGGCGTGGAGTGGATGTTGTATCCGAAAAGGGCGGTTCTTATTCTTCAGGCGCCTGGTTTTTCCGAGCACTGCCTGCGCGGTTATGAGCCAACGTATTTCGTTAACCCCAGGAAAGACCTGGGATTCGAGCGGCACGACACGATGGCAGTACGGATGGGTATCAAGATGGCTAAGCAGATGGGATGCACAGAGATCGTGATGGTGGCATGTGATTCGCTGGTGAATGGCAGGCTGGAAACTTTTGATGTGCATAAGAAAATATCCTACCTGACACCTGCCCGTCATAACTACGGACACACGAAGGCGCAGGTTTTACAGGAATTGAAGTCTGTGAAAAGCAGGCTGTTGATCCCTGAACCCCTGAAGGAGATGGCATGACGACCCTGGCAGATCTGATCTCTGAATTGCAAAGCGAAGTCCCGGCGGTGGATGGCGTTCCGACCACGGCGCAATATACGCAGGCGATCAAGGACGCTGTAGCAGATTTCTCGCGGCGCTGCGGGCTGGCGAAGATCGGTTCGATCAGCATTGTTTCCGGCACGCCGTCTTATTCCCTGACCGATGATTTCATGGCATTGATCAGCATGGACGCGCTGATAGGGCAGGGCAATGTGATCATCGCGCCTGCGGGGTTGATCCCTGTGCCGCTGGATTGGGAAGAGACATGGACGATCTCGAACAAGATCATCACGTTCTATCCCACTCCGACCTATGCGTTGACGCGCTATTTCAAATACAAGGCGGCATGGATATTGACAGGCGATGAAGGTTCGGAGGAATATGCAGACCTGGGCGATAACGAGAAGGATATCGTGATGCTGAAAGCGAAGGGTTTTTGTTACGAGAAGCTGAGCAATTCCATCGCTTCGAGCGGAACATTGAAATATAGTTTCGGCGCGGTGAGCGAAGACCTTTCTGGAAACGTGGAGAGCTACCAGAAGCGGACCTACGCATTGCATGGCGAATACAGCAAAGCGTGTGAAAACTATAACGGCAGCGCGATGTTTGCAGGCGGTTTATGAACGTGGCATTTTATCAGGCGCGTATGAGGAAGATCCGCGCTCAGAACGAGGTGAGCATTGCGATTCGGCGCGGTGAAACAACGCTCACAGCGCAGGACATGCGGATCGAATATGCTGGCGCGCGCGGGTTCCGTTTACAGAGTGACGCGGCGCGACAGGCAGTGCAAGCAGTCTTTATCCTTGGCGAGCCTGATATGGATATCGCTGTGGATGACCGTTTGACGTATGGCGGCGTGTTGTTTCAGGTGGCGTTCGTCCAGCCGAATCGTTTGGCGGCGACGATCGCGGAGGCGATAGCAATCTTATGAAAGATGGTTTTGAGTGGGTTATTTCTCCTGATGTGATTGCCAGGGGTCTCGAAGACTATGGCGAGAGAATGCTTGTTGCCATTCAGGTGGCGGCGAACTATTGGGGGCAACACATCCAAAACGAGGCGCGTAAGAACGTTATTTGGAAGGACCGCTCAGGCAATGCTCGGGGCGGCTTATTCTTCGCGGTGGACGGCTTCGGATTAAATACCTTGACAGGCGAAGTGAAGCCTGAGGCAAAAAGTGAGATGAGTGATGTGGCTGTAGAGAGTGGTTCGAGCGACACGTTGATCATCACACTGGCGCACACGGTCTATTATGGCAAGTATTTGGAATTATCGAACGGCGGCAAATACGCAATTATCATGTCAACGATTGAATCGAATCTGCCGATGTTAGAACGGTTAATTCAAGATAGGTTCAGAGGATAAGCAATGGCGACTTTACGGCAGCGAGTATCGGCTTTTTTCAACCCTAACGTGGATGCACAGACCACGCACGAAGACCCGCGCGTGCAGTCGGTGACAGCCGAGTATGAAAAATTAAAAGCAGACCGCGACCGCATTGCCACCATTAAGACCTGCCGTTTGATGTACGACACCGATACGCGCGTTAAGAAAGCGCACCGTTTTTATGCGCGTGATATTGTGCGGGCAGGTTTTATTGTGAAGACAAAAAACGATGAAGCGAAACAGATCGCGGCGGCGCTGCACAAGCGTTTGAAAATGAACCAAATGTTGGAAGACGCCGTGCGTCTTACGTCGCGGGATGGAGATTCGTTCTACGAGGTGGTCGTCGATCAGAATTTACAGATCACGAAACTCTCACGCAAACCGACGCTGAATGTGCGCCGCAACAGCAACGACCAGGATGAGTTCGATAACCCCGCGCGCGCGTTCTGGATGACCGGCAACACCTGGATGAACTTCGGCGAACCGCCCAAAGATGCGATCTGGTTCTCACATTGGCAGATGATCCATTCTCGGTGGGATCACGACGAAGAGAACCGTTACGGCACACCGATGTTCGCCAGCGCCACGTCGCCGTTCAAAAAAGTACAGGACGGCGAGTTGAACGTGGCTGTGCGACGTAAGATGGGCGGCTCGCAACTGCGCATCCATTCCATCGAAGGCTCGCCCGCCGATCTAGAAAAATACAAGGAAGATAACAAAGAGGCGTTCGGCAAGCTCTCGGCAGTGACCGATCTGTTCACGAACAAGAAAGGCTCGCTGGATGTGAAACAGGGCGACGGCACCATCGATAAGATCGGCGATGTGACGCATCACGTGGCAACGATGATGACCGCCTCCGACGTGCCGATGGAATTGATCGCCTACGGCGACGGACTGAACCGTGACATCCTTGGCGAGAAAAAGGAAGAGTACGAAGAGACACTTTCACAGGGACGCGAATGGCTGACCGATCAGATCGTGGCTCCCGTGCTGGAACGTCAATGGCTGCTGGCGGGCATCCTGCCTGAAGACGTGGATTATGAAATCATCTGGCGCACCGCAAAACCGCTGACACCCGCTGACCTGCGCGACCTGGGCCACGGTTTGAGCCGTTTGAAATTATTGGGCGTCAAGGATGAGATCATCCAATCCATTGCGGCGATGTACCTGCGCAATGTGGACGACGACATCATGAACATGGACGGTTTCAGCGCGGATCAGTTCGCGCAGAATCTGAAAGGGATCTCGGTTTGACCACTTATCTTGCACCCATCGTGTTAGAAGACTCTTCGTCTGCGCTAGATGAGGCTCGCTCCGCTCAGAGCAAGGCGCTGGATCAACTTGATAGCATCCCGCTTTCGCGGATATACCAGGCTTCTTTCAAGGCGGTGGTGAGATTGCACCTGTTCTTCACAGGGTTCACGCATGAGTTATTCGGCGAATTTACGGATAAGGCGCGCGCGTTGATCCTAAAGAAAGGCGGACGCGACCAGGTATTGGATTCCACGGCTGGCTATGAGGTTCAAAGCGACCTCTTGAAATTGTGGGGTGATGTGTTCGCGGCATGGAGCGATACTTTTTACAAGGCGCGCGTGGAGGCAGGGAGCATTCCGTTCGGGGTATTGGCGGTGACACATGAGAGGCTGGTGAGACCCGCTATTTCTCAATTAAACGAAAGCCCTTCGACTGCGCTTCGCTCCGCTCGGGGCGAGATAACAGAGGGTGTTCAGGACGGCGTGTTCAGTCCGCAGTTATCTATTTTGCTGAGCGCGGCTTCGGAGCATTTGTATGGCAATTCGGCTTTGAATTTATCGGCGCGGATATGGAAAATCGACCGCGAAGCGCGGGACGGTATCTCCGAGGTTTTATTGCGCGGCATCACGAACGGAGATTCGGCGTGGAACATCGCGCAGGAGTTGGAGCAGTTTTTAGGCGCGAACGCGGACTGTCCGCGCTGGACCAGCACGAGGTTATATGGCAGAACCAAAACGCAGATCGCACAAGGCGACACGTCTGGGTTACAGGCAAGCCCATGCGACGGCAGAGGCGTCTCGTATAACGCTTTGCGCCTGGCTCGCACAGAGATACAAAAAGCGCACGCGCTGGCAACGGATCGCATCATGGCGGCTCAGCCCTGGGTCGAAAAGGAGCAGGTCCACTTGAGCGCGGCGCATCCTGAAACGGATATCTGCGATGACATTGCGCAGGGCGGCGAGGGAGGCAAGGGAATCTATCCTGTAGGCGAACAGGAGAACCCGTTCCACCCGAATTGCCTGTGCTTCAAAACTGCTGTGCTGATGGATGAAGAGAAATTCACAAGCCAGTTGAACGGCTGGTTGAAGGGCGAGGAGCCGTGG